TTTTCTAAATCTGAGTTGCAACTTATCAGTTTAACAATAAAAATGTTTTCCGAACCAGTTCTGCGCCTTAATAGCCCTTTGCTTGAACAACATCTTATGCAGGTAAAAGCAAGAAAAGAGAAATTGCTCGAGGCTTGCATATCAGATAAAGACACGTTGATGTCTAACCCTAAATTTGCCGAACTACTTATTAGTTTAGGCGTTGAACCACCTATGAAAGAAAGCCCTGCCAATGGAAAGCGCACTTTCGCTTTTGCTAAAAGCGACGAAGGATTCAAAGAACTTGCCCAACACCCTGACGAGAGAGTCCAAGCCCTTGTCTCGGCAAGACTGGGAACAAAGAGCACCCTTGAAGAAACCCGAACTCAACGGTTTATCAATATCTCTTTTCGAGGTGAAATGCCTGTCCCCCTTAGATACTATGCCGCCCATACAGGTAGGTGGGGCGGAGATGATAAACTCAATCTCCAAAACCTTCCACGAAAAGGAGGACTCAAATCGAGTATCACAGCGCCTCTTGGATTCATACTTATTGACGCTGACTCAAGCCAAATTGAAGCAAGGACAGTAGCATGGCTTTCGGGACAGAACGACCTCGTAGAAGCCTTTGAAAGGAAAGAAGATGTCTATAAGATTATGGCGTCAAGTATTTATAACAAAGCGGTTGAAGACATCACGCAAGAAGAGCGGTTCGTGGGTAAGACAACAATCCTCGGCGCAGGTTATGGCATGGGCTCAACAAAGTTTGCTATACAACTCAAAACTTTCGGCGTGGAAATCGAGGAGTCAGAGGCGAAGAGAATCATCGACGTCTACCGTGCAACATACCCAAGAATACCCTTACTTTGGAAGGAAGCGAATCGTTCCCTTGACGCTATGGCAGAGGTTAAAACTTGTGAAGTTGGGGTGCAACCGCAAGCACTTAGCCTTACGGCATCAGGTTTTCTATTACCAAGTGGGCTCTATCTTTCCTACGCTGACCTTAGACGAGAAGACGACGCATATAGTTATGGAAGTAGACGAGGTCGTGTGAAGATTTATGGCGGGAAAGTAGTTGAAAACTTATGCCAAGCGTTAGCAAGGTGCGTCATTGGTGAGCAGATGTTGCTTATAGCTAAGCGTTACAAGGTAGCACTTACAGTTCACGATGCGGTCATGGCAGTTGTGCCCGAGACTGACCGTGATGAAGCTATGCTATACATAGACGAGTGCATGAAGTGGCGGCCAAGCTGGGCATTAACATTACCCCTTGCTTGTGAGATAGGTGTCGGAGATAATTATTCAGAGTGTAGTAACAAAAAATCAATCGAAAATTGGGGGTTATGATGGCGAAGATATTTGAAACTTGGGGCGTGGATGCAAAAAAAGACGAAGAGTTTATAAGATCGTTTCTTAGAATGGTTGATTTAGAGGACACCATCCAAGAAGTTAGGCTTATTCCAGTATTTGACTATGGTTCCGAAGGTAGTGAGCCATATGAAGGAGCATGCCCCGAACGGGAGAATGATGAAGATATGTCTTGCGTATCAGGTAGTGGGAGTAGCATGTGCGGTTGCTACCGAGGACACGCAGATGCTTATGTTGTTGCGTGTGGAAGTACTAAAGTACGCAAAGCAAAAGATGGCAAGATTGTGTGGATGAAAAATGACAATTAAGTGGTCTTACTCCTCGTTGGGATTGTTCCAACAATGTCCTCGTAAGTACTATCACTTGCGTGTAGCCAAGGATATTGTCGAGCCTGAGTCAGAAGCTATGCATTACGGCACGCTAGTGCATAAAGCGGCTGAAGATTACGTAAAGGATGGGATTGCCGTACCTGAAAAGTTTGCATATATTACACCAATATTGGATGTGCTTAAGGAGATCCCGGGTAAGAAGCTATGCGAATATAAAATGGGTTTGACCGAAGAGTTAGAGCCCTGCGGTTTCTTTGACGACAATGTTTGGTTTAGGGGTGTAGCTGATTTAATTATTCTTAATGAGGATAAAGCGAACATCGTTGATTACAAAACAGGCAAGAGTTCACAGTATGCCGACACCAAACAGTTAGAGTTAATGGCACTTGCAGTGTTCAAACACTTCCCACAGGTTGAGTTTATTAAAGCAGGGCTGGCCTTCTTAGTAGCAGAAGATTTTGTTAAGGCTAACTACATATCCCACAGTGCACCTGAGTTATGGGTTGGTTGGATAAGTCAGATTAATAAACTAGAACAAGCGCACGAGTTTGATGTGTGGAACGCTAAACCGAATTTTACATGTAGAAAGTTCTGCTCAGTAATGAGTTGCGAACATAACGGAAAAGGTATTTACAGATGAACGAAAACGACTTGAGAGATTGCTTTGCTATGTTTGCCATGATGGGGTTAGTAATTAATAAAAATTATGGTGACTTGGCAGAAGAGGCCTATTTAGTAGCTGATGCAATGTTAGTAGCCCGTAGACCACAGGAAGAGGCAGGTATAACCGCAATTAAAAAACGGAGGGTTAAGGAATGAGAGAAATTAATCAACGGTTTTGGGATGCCATGATAATTAAATCGTGGAATGAGTTTGGTAATTCTTACTTGTTAGGTACAGCGTGTATGTATGAGTTTGGTGTGTACCCACGAGACTTAGGGCTACTAAGGTGTTCAAATTTATTTAAACAGGGTACAAGAGCGTGGGTAGCAAAGTTTTTAGCTCCTTTAAGTGAACGGTTGTGGATTACACCAAAAGAAAAACAAATTGCGTTACTTGATTGGTTAGAGGAAACTAAATTAGATTGCGTAGTAAATAAAAGAACACAAAAGTACGGTAACGAATCTGCTGGTAGGTTAAGAAAAAACCAATTACATATGAAACAAATGCGCATATCAAACGACATAGAACAAAGTTCAAATAGAAATAACATGTGGAAGGTGGTGAAATGAAAACAATGCACTTTGCCTTTGTCGGTATGTGGATCATATTCTGCGGTTTAATCATTTATTTAACAGAGATTAGCCGTAAAGAAGAAGTCTACAAATTAAACTGCGAACTACTACTGGGTGGGTGGCATCCCGATGTACCTAAAGATTACGCAAAGTTATGTGAAGAAGCTAAACAATCAATGAGGAGCGATAGATGAAACCAAGTGCATACATATCAGATGGCGGTATATTGTTTAAAGAATCACCACCTGATTCATTACTTAAACTAAATCCGTTATATACGTCAGCAGAAATACAAGCGTTGCATAACTTAGTTGAAGAACAACCCATAGTTAAAGTGCAACCAATGCGTGAATTAACCGATGAGGAAATAGACCAAATAATTAAACAACATGATTGGTATAGCAAAACTTGGGTAGATATGGTTAGGTCTATTGAATCAGCAATACTAAAGAAAGCGAGTGAGAAATGAGTTTTTCTGATGAGTTGTATGACCCACCACAAGCATCTTGGGTTGAGCGTTTAAGTTTTCGTAATTGGAGATGGCAAACGAAAAAAGGCGAATTTATTAGCCTCAAAGATATGGATGATTCACATTTACTAAACGCATCAAAATTATGCCGTGACGGAGAAATGATTGATGGTATGTTAAAAGAAATGACCTTTAGATTATTTGAAGAACGTGTAAAGAAAGCGAGTGAGAAATGACTGCGAATGAAATGGCTGATGAGTTGGATAAAATGATTCCTGCATTACCTTTAACTGTTTTAATAAAATCCGCCACTATGCTACGGCAACAACAGGCTGAAATAGAAGCGTTGAAACAACATTGGAGCGAACCACAAACAGACTTAATAGTTTTGCTACGAGAAGAGGTAACGCTAATGCAAAAGTATTTACAGGAACAAAACTTGCGTGAACATTTTGTAGCGTGGAGGCATGAGAAATGATTACTGCAACCATCGAAATCCAAGTGGATAAGACGCATACATTTGTACGAGTTTGGGGTGAAGGTATTGCATTGGAAATTGCCGAAGAACTAATAGAAATAGCACGGAACATGGACACCGAAACTTTGATGGGTATTCAAGTAATCAAGAAACAATCTAACTAAGAAAGCGAGTGAGAAATGACTACACATTATGTAACTGACCAAATATGGTTTCCTTGCGATGATTGCGGTAAACAAATAACGCATCATTCTATGCACGATTGTTTTGTAATGAACCCTGACATCTTGCCAACGCTTGAAGAGTGGAAGTTAATTTGTAAGATGGTTAAAGGTGGCGAGAAATGACCCACTACATTTGCGTACATTGCAAGTCAAAGATAGTAACCATATTAATTAAATGCCCGTACTGTAGAAAGTAGTAACAATGCACGATGATGACGAAGATGAAGAACCTACGGGCAAGCAACCTCAGAATAACGAGGGATATATGACCCAACAAGAAGTAGCAGATGAGTTAGGTATGTCACGAAGTAGTGTTAGTGAACTTGAGAAGAAAGCGCTACGTAAATTTAAATACTATTTATTGCAAAAACACAAAAGGGAGGATGTGTAATGACTGACGAAGAAGTCCAGCAAATACTTAGGGAACTTGCAGGTTGTTATGGAAGAGAATCTATGCCAAAATATATAGTATTAGGCGATGGTGCCGTGTATTTTTATAAGAAAGAAGAGGATAGATATGCCTTATGTGAACAAACCCCGTCCTTACAAGAAGGAATACCAACAACAGAAAGCCCGAGATGAGCAAGCTACGAGAAATACGAGAGCAAGAGCACGATACGAAATCGACTCCACAGGAACCGATAAGAACAATAATGGGAAAGCTGACGCCCGAGAGGGCAAGGATATTGACCACGTCAAGCCGCTTAGCAAGGGTGGGACAAACGCCAAAGGAAATTTACAAATCAAGCCTGCCCACGTCAATCGCTCCTTCTCAAGAAACTCCGACCACACAGTCAAGAAAAACAAGCCCCCCAAAAAGACTAAGTAAATACTCTTGGCCTGGGGCTTACCCTCCAATGGCACATCAAGAAGAGACAACATATTTCTTCACTACAAATCCTCGTTCATTTTGTTTTAACGAACAAGGTACGGGCAAAACTGCATCAGCTATTTGGGCGGCAGACTATTTACTAGAGAATAGATTAATCAATAGAGTATTAATTGTATGCCCTTTATCTATCATGCAGTCCGCATGGCAAGCAGATTTATTTAAAGTTGCAGTGCATCGCAAAGTTGGTATAGCTTATGGCTCTAGGATTAAACGCAAAGCTATCATTGATAGCGATGCCGAGTTCGTTATTATTAATTATGATGGCGTTGAGATTGTTGCACAGGACATAGCACGTAATGATTTTGATTTAATTATTATTGACGAAGCTAATGCGTATAAAACTGTGACTACAAAACGTTGGAAAACTATGAAAGATTTAATACGCCCTGACACTAGGTTGTGGCTTATGACAGGAACACCAGCGGCTCAAACACCTACCGATGCCTTCGGCTTAGCCAAACTATGCGTGCCTGAGAGAGTACCTAGATTCTTCGGTGCGTTTAGAGATCAGACTATGATTAACATTAGTCAGTTCCGTTGGATACCTAGACCAAACGCTAATGCGGTTGTGTTTGACGCCTTACAGCCAGCTATACGATACACTAAAAAAGAATGTCTAGACTTGCCCGAAGTTACGCATGTGTTTCGAGATGCCCCACTTACTGCGCAACAGGAGAAATATTATAAGTTACTCAAAAAAGAAATGCTTATGGTTGCCGATGGCGAAGAAATTAGTACCGTCAATGCGGCGGTTAACCTCAATAAACTCTTGCAGATTTCTGGCGGTGCTGTTTACAGCGATACTGGTAACGTGGTTGAGTTTGATGTTAGCAATCGTCTTCGTGTTGTAGAAGAAGTAATAAACGAAGCTAGTAATAAAGTGCTTGTATTTGTTCCGTTTACTCATACAATAGAATTACTTAAATCGTATTTGAGAGGGGCAGGTATTCCCTCGGAAGTAATTAACGGGGCTGTTACTGTTAATAAGCGCACAGAAATATTTAAACGGTTTCAAGAAAAAGACGATATAAAAGTTCTTATCATTCAGCCGCAAGCGGCGGCGCATGGTGTAACATTAACGGCTGCCGATACAATTATTTGGTACGCTCCAGTAACGTCTATTGAAACTTACCTGCAAGCTAATGCTCGTATAGACAGGCAGGGACAGAAGAACGCTATGACTGTAGTGCATATTAAGGGTTCTCCCGTAGAGACAAGGATGTATGGTATGTTGCAAAATAAGCTAGATGTCCATACAAAAATAATTGATTTATATCAAAAAGAAATTGAAGAAAACACTTGACAGTGTAAATAGTTGTAGTATAATTGTATCCAACGAACAAAGATTCGTTTATATTTGAAAGGAAAAGTATGGAACCAACTGACGGCATGAACGTCGATAAACTCGTCTCCGTTTTTATTAAAATTAGGGATGCACGAGAAGAAGCTAAGCGGGAATGGGAAAAGATTGATAGCGAGTTTGTTACCAAGCTAGACCTCATTAACCAAGAGCTTTTAAGCATATGCAAAAACACAGGTGCCGATAGTATCAAAACTAAAGACGGTACCGCATTTCGCACCATCAAGTCTAAGTATTGGACTAATGATTGGGAGCGTTTTTACGATTGGATGTTTGAACACAATGTGCCCGAAGTTTTAGAACGGCGCATACATCAAACAAACATAAAGCAGTTCTTAGCAGAAAACCCGGACATGTTACCACCCGGTCTAAACGTGGATAACGCATATCATATAACTGTAAGGAGAAGTAAATGAGTGAAATGACTTTGTTTAATCAAAACCTACCCGAGTATTTAAAGGACGTAGAGCTTGATGCTGTAACTAAAGCCCTAGCTGGTAATGGTGGTAGTAGCAAGCGCATATCTTTGCGTGGTAGTAAGTTCCGCATGGTTGTCAATGGCGAGGAAATTGTTACTAGCAAGAACGAGGAAATGAATATCGTTATTGTTAATGCGGCTAAGCATATATCTCGGCAGTTCTACGCCAAAGCATACAACGCAAGCGAAGAAGCTACTGCACCTGACTGCTGGTCTAACGACGGTGTGACACCTGATGCGTCTGCTAAAGAAGCACAACACCACAACTGCGTCGAGTGCCCACAGAATATTAAAGGGTCTGGTCAAAGTGAAAGCCGTGCATGCCGTTATCGTCGTAAGTTAGCAGTTGTCCTAGCTGATGATGTTGGTGGTGATATATACCAATTAGAATTAGCATCCAAGTCTATATTTGGTAAAGGCGAATTAAATACTATGCCGTTTGAACAGTTTGCTAAGTACGTTGGCTCACAAGGATACAACCTTAATACGCTAGTAACCGAAATGCGCTTTGATGAAAAGAGCGACGTTGCTAAAGTATACTTCCGCCCAGTTAAGTTTTTGAGCAAGGAAGAATGGGAAGTTGCTAAGCGTCAAGGAGAAACACCTATCGCTAAGCGTGCAGTAGAAACTACTGTAGCACAAACTGACTCAAAGCCTAAAGCCATAGCCGCACCAAAAGTAGAAGTTGAACAAGAGGAAATAGCTGAGCCAAAGAAGCGTGAAGATAAAAAAGCCCAGCCCGCCCCCAAAGCTGACTTAAAAGCTGTTATGAAAGATTGGACATAACACAAATGAGTTTACGGGGCTATAGCTTCCATCTTGTTAAAGCCAACCAAGAAGCAGATACCAAGAAAAATATTGGTGTCCTTCTTGGAAGGGTTTGTATTGACACCGACGTTCCTGTATCTAAAGTTGCGAAATATTTTAAAGTATCTCGTATGACTGTATATTCATGGTTCGTCGGCAAGTCAGTCCCG